TCAGCTGCCATAAAGAACAAATTAAATGAAAGCTACGTTTTGGAAGGTATCGTAGAACCTGACGCCGTTTTAAACGACAATACCAAGGCCCTCAAAGCTAACCCGTATACGGTGCTTCACGATGAGGGTGATGGGCAATGTCGTCTCGGCGAGCGGTTACGCGCTCGTGCAAAGAAATTATTAAAATGGTACGAGGAGTTGGGTATGCCTCGTCTAGCCAAAGATATACCTCAGCGAATTAAATGCGGAGAGCTTCGTAGCGCCGTAAGACAATGCTTCGTCGAGAAGCTTAGCCCTATCGACGAACTGAGCTTCAAAACAATTCAGAAACTTGAGAAATCTTGTTGCAAAGAATGTGAACCTCGCTTCTTGGAGAAGCTCAGTCAATGGAAAGAAGCACGATTCCGACCAGTCGCTGTCGATGCTGAGCATTTGAGCCGCTTCAAGAGGGCTCTTAGGCAAAACATCGAGAAGGGATGGGATCGACGACGTGCTCCTTTTATTCCGAACGGAAATGCTACCCGGCAATACCGTAGGAAAGAAGGAGGTAATTGGAATGTGGAAGAATTTAGCGGTGAATGCCGCTACGAGTTGGTGTTTTCTTCGGGTAAACCAAGAGTAGTTACGTTATACTCTTCCGAAAATACACGCCGGCTCGCTCCATTGCATTACTCTTTATACGACATGTTGAAAAGGCGAGGGTGGCTGTTGGTAGGTGAACCGACCGATCAGCACGTTTCACGCCTCACAGGCGCTGCGTTTTTGAGCTTCGATTACACTTCCGCTACGGATAACATTAAGCGGGAGTACGTGAACGCAGCAGTTGAGGTATTGGAAGAGCAGGCGGACCATCTGGAGGATGACGAGATTGAAGCACTTCGTGTGCTCTCTAATCTTAGGATAGATGGTATGGAGACGTTTTCAGGGCAGCCCATGGGCTCTGTGATGTCTTTTCCCTTACTTTGCGTGATCAACAAGACCGTAGTTGACATGGCATTGTCTGCTATGCTGGACAGGAAGGAGATTAGTTTTAATGAATGGAGTAGTCATCCCCTTTTGGTTAATGGGGATGATCTGCTTACCCGCGAAGTTCGGGCTACCACTGATCTCCGTGGTGAAGTGATCAAGCAAGGAAGTCAAGTAGGACTCGTCGTCAACGAAGAGAAGACCATGGTCTCTGAACGCGATGGAGAAATTAATTCGACTTACTTCCAAGATGGTCACAAACTGCGGAAATTCAATGCTTCATCTCTGTGGATGGACGCTGGTGTCGAGGATGTACTGGGTTTCGCCGCCCAGGC